TCAGCCGGAGGCAGCGGCGTCGGGCTGACCGGTTGGCGGTCCCGGTCCGGAATCATGGCCGCGCAGCTGAACGCAGGCTGGATCTGCGGCGTAGGAGTCATAGGCGCACAGGCCACGACGGCCAGCGGCATTGAGGCCAGGATCAAGAGCCTGGCTGGCGCCTTCAGCGCTTTGGATCGCATGGCTGTTCTCCGAATGAACTGTAACGGTGTGCTGGTCGCGGACGGCGCCGTTGGCGATCACCGTTTCGGCGTCGGCGGCAGCGGCGCTCTGGGCCTGGGCCTGCTTGGCCGCGGCTTGGGCCTGCTGCAGTTGGGCCTGAAGGCTCTGGGCGTGCCCGGCCTCCAGCCGCCACAGAGCGAACAGGCTGACCAGCAGCGCCGCCGAGCCCGCGGCGGCCCAAACTTTCCATTGGGAGATCAGAGCGATCATGTCGCAACTCCCAAGGGTAGCGAATTGCTGGAGGCGATCCAATCCAAGGCGAGAGCCTCCACGGTCTGCACCCGGCGCAGCCAGCCCATGCCGAACACATCGAAGTGGGCCAGCCGGCGATAACGCTCGGCGCGAAGCCGGCTCATGGCCCGGACCAGCGGCGCCGGATCAGCCTTTCGCGCGATCGCCAGGGTATGTGGTCCAACTGCCCCGTCGGCGCTGACCCCAAGGGCGGTTTGCAGCAACTCCGCCGCGACGCTTGGGCCCATGTTGACCGCGGCGTCGAACACCATCAGATCCAGCCCGGCGGCCAAGTCTCCGCATTGGGTTCTTGTCCAATAGAGCGCGCGGTAGATCGGGCCCACAGCCTCGGGTTTCCACGTTTCCAACTCGAGCCGATAGTTTGCCGAGGAAGAAAGCGAATAGAGCCGCTTGAATAAACAATCCGGCAAGCGCAAGCGCCACTCCGATCAAAGTCGCGAGTTCGGTCGGCATGTTAACCGCCAAACGCAAAAGAGGTCGGATCTCCGTTCCCGTTCAGCTTCGCACTGCCGCCAAAGCCGAAGTTCGTAGTGTCGTCCGATTCATTTCCGGTCGTGCTTGTCGTCCCGGCCCTAGGGAGCGCGGCAACGGCCGAGTTCACCAGCTGCTGCATCTGGATCGGATACTGCTGCGCCAGCAGCCATTGCTGATAGGCCGCGTCCAGCTGGGCCTGCTGGTTCTGCTGCTGGGCATTGCCCGCCGTCGACAGGTCGCCGGCCCACTGCTGCGCCTGGCTCAACTGCTGGTTGCCATAGCCGGCCAGAGCGTTGGCCGTGTTCAGGTTGAGATTGGCGTTCATTCCGGCGGCTTGCAGGCTCAGGTTCTGGTTGAACTGAGCCGCCTGCAGACCTGCGTTTTGGTTGGCCAGGGCGGCTTGCAGCGAATTGCTCTGGTTGGCCAAGGCGGCCTGCAGAGCGGCGCTTTGGTTTGACTGGCCAGCGGTAAGCTGGCGGCCCAGATCGCCCTGGGCGGCCGTCTGGGCCTGGCTGAAGTTGGACTGGTTCAACCCGGCGGCCGTCGAGGCCGCGGCGCGGGCATAACTGTCGTCGTCGAGGTTCTGCAACACCGCCGACCGCGAACCGCCGAAGGCGCCGGCCATCGTCGCCTTGGAGGCGTCGTTCTGGTCCTGGATCTGCTGCTGCCGGTAGAGGTCCTGCAGCGAACTGTTGATCACGCTTGAGGTGTACGGGTTCATATAGGCGCTGAGATCGACCCCGCTCAGCATCGGCGCGCTGATGGAGTCCGCGCTGACGCTGGTCGGCGACACCATGGACGGCGTCACCTGGCCAGGGGAATAGTTGGCGGTATTCTGGACCAGCCCGATGGCGGACTGCAGCGGTTGCGCACCCACCTGGCTGTTGGAAATCCCGGCCAAGGCGCCCTGCGCCTGCAGCTGCGTGGGCGTAAACGACGCCACCTGCTGCCCCGTGTAGGGCTGGAACGGCGTGGACGCCAGCGCCTGGGCGTTGGCCAGGTTGCCGTAAACGGCGCTGTCCAGCTGCGGATCGAGCGTCTGGGTCGCTGTGCTCGATGTGTCCTTGGTGGTCGTTCCTGCGCTGAAGCTCATGCGCCCAACTCCTTGAAATAAATGATCCATCCGGGCCGGAAGCCCATTTTGGCCAGCACCCGCTCCCAGCCGCGCCGGGGACCGCCGCCCAGCATCCGCGTGCAGCCCTGCGCTCGCGCCCAGGCCTCGATCGCCGGCTGCAGTCTCAGCAATTCCTTGAGGTCGCCGCCCAGCAGCCAGTAGTTGCAGGCCTTCAATCGGGGATAGTCGTAGAATTCCGTCACCACCGCGCACCGGCGCCCGGCCCAAAAGTGCGCGCGGCCCTGCGCGATCAGAGTGGCAACGTCCTCTATCCCATGAGTCCCCCCCGCCCTGGCCAGCGCCGCCTCGATGAACGGCCGGCAGCGAGCCCAGGCGTCGGCGGGCGTCTCCCGCGTCAGAGCGCCGTCCAATGCAGCGCCCCGAGATTGTCCACCGTCAACTTGCCTACAGAGCCGTCAGGCTTGCTGAGCAAAACAAACGGCAAGGCGGCGTCGCGCTTCAGATTCTGGGCGTCGGCCCGCTCGATGGCGCCACGCATCTGGGCCTGATCGGCAGGGCTGTAGGTCGCGGAAGCGACGGGAAGCTTCAAAGCCATGACTTATCCCCGTGAAAGCAGGCGCAAAAATATTATTAATTTATATTATTTCTAAGATAATCTATTATTAGAAAGAGAAATTTTTCTTCTTATTAATAACTTTCATAAAAATATTCAATTATATCCATAAAGGCTCCAGACTGCATTTTGGCTCGACACGCCGGTATTGCCAGAACTATATAATATTAAAATGTCTGTTATTGGAGAAGATGCAATAATATCGCCACCTCCATTATAATTTTCTAAGTTTGGCCCACCGCTATTCACATATGTAGATTGTATATTAAACCAAGCGCGCCCGCTGGATCTGGATTGAGTCATATCAACTACAAATAGACTTCCATATCCTGATAGGTTACTCTGGTTTGCTCCTAGCGCCATATAAGCAATAGTTGTGGAATATGCAACCCCCGAACCTCCACTAGCATTAGAAACCCAGCCAGAATATCCATAATTTCCCGATCCAATAATGCTCGATCTACTGTTGATGCTTGCTTCTAAAGCAAGCCCACTTCCTGAGGTCGCCAGCACAAAATCCTCAAGCACCAAGCGGTACTTCGTGTAGCCGCCCGTCAGGCTGATCCATTGGCTGGCGGTTCCGGCGGCCACCGTGCCGGATGAAATCTTCACCAGCCCGCCGCTTGCCGCCCCCGACACCGCGCCCTGCACGAAAGCCGTCGTCGCCAACTGCGTGGTGTTTGTGCCAGCTGTCGCGGTGGGCGCCGTCGGGGTTCCCGTGAGCGCCGGCGAGCCGGCCAGGGCGACGCTGCCGGTCCCCGTCACGCCGTTGGAGAGATCAGAGGCGCCCGCCTGGCTCACCGCGCCCGAACCGTTGGCCTTCAGCGCGCCGGTGACGGCGCCTGCGCCCCCGTTGGCCGCGGGCAGAACGCCGGTCACCCCCGTGGCCAGGGGCAACCCCGTTGCGTTCGTCAGGTTGACCGCAGATGGCGTACCGAGGCTGGGAGAGGTCAGCGAACAGTTGGTGGTCAGGCAAATCTGGCCGGCGCCGGACGTGCCGATATAATCCTGCTTCGTCCTGCCGGCGGCATTCAGCGCCGCCGACTGCAGCTGGCTGCCGTAGGCGAAGCTGAAGGCGGTCTGCGTCCGGGCGGCGCCGGCCGCGAACAGCACTGCGCAAAGTGGCGTCAGGAGAGCAAGGCGGCCCGATTTACAAGAGAACATCGCTACCATCCACGTTTGAGGCGTCGAGATAGAACAGCGGGGTCAAGACGCCGCTCTCGACTGGATCGCCCTGGACCACGTCCAGGCGGGTGTTTCCGAGGCGCCATGACGAGGGCGCGTTTTGCCCTGAGAACCGCAACCGCACCTCGGCCGCCTGAAACAGAACGTCCGTCGGGTTGGTCAGCGATATGGGTCCATAGGTCGTCTCCGGGCCGCTGGGCCACGTCCTGACGTAGAACATCGCCGAAAGTTGTCCGTCTACGGATTGATCCGGCACGACCCGCCGGATCTCGGCCATGAAGTCGCCCTCGCCGATCTCCCAAGGACCGGTTTCGATGAACGGCGTCAGGTCGTCGTAGTCCAGTCCCGTCTCATGCTCGTAGAGAAGACCCGACGCATCCACCATCAGCGGATTGGGGAACACGCCCCTGCCGCTGCCCGCCGTCCGCGCCAAGGTCCCGATCGTCCAGACATTTCGGCCCAGCCTGGCGCTCTCGCGATAGGCCCAGCACACATAGCTGTCGTTCTCGTTGGAGGCTTCGGAGGGATAGAACCACCAGACCTCGCCCTGGTTGGCCAGATGGACGGCGGTCACCTTGCTGACCTGTCCCGGGTTCATGCTCGCCACATGATCCTGCACGTCGCAGTCCAGCGGCTGGACGGACTGGCCGTCGAACAGCCAGAACGACGCGCCTTTGCCCATCCACACGGCGATGGAGTCCCGCGCCGATATGGCGCCCTTGCTGATCGGGCCGCAGCCGGAGCCCTTCCGTTCGAAGCCGTAGACCAGGGGCGCGCCGATGTAACTGGCGAGCCAGACGTCGACATCGGTGAACAGCAGGGCGCCGCCGGGCACCGCCTTGCCGCACTGCAGGGTGCCCACGGTGGCCAGGTCGTAGTCTCCGGCCTGATTGGTGGCGTCCGGGTTCCAGGTGGTGAGGTCCTGCTGATCGCACCAGGCGACCTTGCGTCCATCGCCACTGGCGCCCAGGGCGAACAGGAACCCTTCCTCGGTCACCAGGATCCCGGCGCATCCGGTAGGGGCGCCCGTCACCGCAGCGGCGGGGGTCGCCGTGTCGAGCGACCACAAATAGATCTTGCCGTCGGTATCGCAGCAGCCCGCGAGGTCCTGGCCCCATCCGTCCAGAGACCAAACGCTGGCCGGGCTATAGGCCACGGTGTTCGGCGGCGGTGCGCCATAGGCGCCCGTGCCATAGGCCCCGCCGCCGAAGCCGAGGTTCTGGGTGGCGCTGTCCCGGCCGGCGGTGAAGCCGGCGGGGGTGATGTCGAAGTTCAGCCCGCCCTCATCCTGGACATACAGCTTCGCGCTGGAGCCGATGGCGATCCAGCGGGTGTTGCTGTTGTCTCGCCAGCTCATCATCGCGCGGCACGCGCCGAAGAAGGCGGCCGCCGACGATCGCTTCTGCCAGCCGCCCACAGGCTTGATCTGTTCTTGCTCGAACCGCACCAGATTGGCGTCGTACCAGCGCCCCTTGGCCTGGTACGTCGTGCCGTTGCGAAAGATGCCGGCCGGCGGGGTTATGTTGACCAGGGCCATCAGAGATCGCGCCCTCGCCGGTCGATCCACCCTTGGGTGTAGACCTGATACTGCGTGGAGGCGGTCGTGCTGGCCGCAAGATAGACCTGCGAAAAGGTGTCGGTCATGACCCGGAGGATGGCCTGTCCCACGCTACCCAGGGTCGGCCCCCAAGCAACCTGCGATGTGCCCACGGTCGCCGCGAGCCCTGTGCCCAGAAGGGGCGAACTGATGGCCATATAGTCCGTCGAACCGGTTCCGTTGGAGGAGGTCATGGACAGGATCGCCTCGGTGGAAACGCGGGGCGGCGTGATCACCGTCAGCAGAAAAGGGGTCGTGGACGACACATAGGCGTTGGCGGCGATAGCCGGCGCCAGGAACTCGAACAGGTCGCCGGTCTGGATGAATTGCACCCAGTGGCCACCGCTGTCCGTGAGTAGGCTCCCAAGGCGGCGAAACAGCGTGTAACCCGCCGCGACCGGTGCTCCGGCAGGGCCCGCCGGGTTCAGAGAAAGCGCTATGTCGCAGGCGCCGCTGGACGGGTTCTGCAGCAGATAGACGTCGTACCAGGTGTTGTTGGCGATCGCGCCCGCGTCCAGGGCGCCGCTGCCGGAGCCTGCGGCCCATCCGCCCGTGGTCTTGCTGAAGGCGGACGTCAGCGCCATGACTGTCGTCTGGGTGCTGTCGACAGCCGAACCGGGGGCCACGCTGAAGGTCGCGCTGGCGGCCCCGACGGAAAGGGTCAGGCCGGCCAGATGCGAGCGCAGCGCGCCGAACAGCTGGAACATTTTCGCGTCGATGGCGTCCAGGTCGGCATTCAGCTTGTCGCCCCAGCTGTCGGACGAAGCGCCGACCTGGGGCTTGGTCCAGCCGTAGTTGGCGGTCGTGGTATCGGCCATGGGGACGATGCTCCAAGTCTATTGCGGGCTTCAGCCCTGGATGATGTCGAATGGCCGGTGCCGGCCGGGCGTCTCGCCGCGCAAGCGCGAGGCCGCGCCTGTGCGGTCGGCGGCCTCGATATCGGCCAGGATCGTGGTGAACAGCGTCCCCCAGGTCTGCAGCCGGTCGTCGGCCCGCAGATAGGGCGCCGACTGGGTCAGCGCGCCATAGAGATAGGCGTCCGGATGGGCTTGGAGCAGCCAGTTGCTGGGACTGGCATCCGACAGCGCCGGCAGAGCCTGTAAATAGACCAGCGCTCCCGCGTAGCCGGTGTCGGGGGCCGGATGCAGCCTAAGTTGGCCGCCGTAGATAGCATAGAACCGAGGGCGACCAGGGGCGGCGGCTTCACTGCGCTCGTCCATCTGTTCGGGTGTCAGGTAGGTCAACCGGTGATCGGCGCCGCCAGCCGAAACGGTCAGATCGCGCTCGGCCAGGAAATCGTCCGGCAGGTCCGCATATTCGCTCGGCCAGGTCTGCGCCAGCCGCGCCACCATGGGCCGCACCCGCAGGCGGCGGTTCATCTGGGCTTCCGCCAGGGTGATGAAATTGGGGATTTCGAACACGAGATCGCTACGCCGCAGCCACGCGGCGACCTCGGCCTTGAGGTCGGAATAGCTCGCAAGGGGCAAGGCCGCCTCCAATTGGCATGAGCAGGAATGTGAGAAGGGCGCCGGAGGGCGCAACCGCCCTCCGGTCTAGGCAGACGGTCTTACGACGTGACGCGGCAGGCCATCTGGGGACGGATGGTCTTGTAGCCGTAGAAGACGTCGATCCGGCAGGGGAAAGCGTCGTTATTGATGTCGTAGGCGCGCACGATGCGCATCGACACCCCATCGTAGACTTCGCGGGCGGCGAAATCGACGCCCTTGGGCAGCACCAGGTCGGCGGTGGCGAAGGCGAAGGCATCGCGGTGGAACGCCATTTCCTGCTCGTAGGCCGTGGACGCCGAACCGGTGAAAGTCAGGGCCGCGCTGTTGGCCGGAACCGCACTGACGTTCTGCTGGGCGCCCGAGGTGACGATGGCCGGGCTGATGGTCAGCGAACCGGTCGTGCCGCTCATGGCGGCGTCGGCCGCCACCACGAACTGCTGGAGCCGCGGCGTGACCGCCTTGGTTTCCGGGTGCACCTCATAGACCCCGGCGATGGTGAACACCGTGCCGCGTGCGAAGGTCGAGGAGCTGGTGACGCCGGCGATGTTGAGGGTCGTGCCCGACCCGGTGCTGCCGCTGGCGGCGGCCGTCACGCTGGCGACAGTGTTGCCATTGGTATGCGACGGGACCAGGGGATTTTCGTACCAGTCGAAGCCGGCGGTGCGGCCCATGGAGCCCTCGCGATACTGTTCGCGGATGGCCGAGCTATCCTGGAACAAGCCCTTCAGCGCATCGACGATTGTGGCGGTGGCCAGAGGCGAAAGGTGAGCGGTGCGGTTGGTGTCCATCGGCGTCAGGCTGTTGTTCAGCCGTGCCCGGGCTTGCAGGTAGGTCAGCAGGGTATCGGGCGTGTTCCCCGCCGTGCCCACCTGCTGGTAGACATCCTTGTACATGCTGAAGGCGTCGGCTTCGAGCGATGAGGCCAACACCGCCATCGCCGGCTCAAGGATGCGGCTGGAGAAGTCGTCCAGATCCAGGGTTAACTCGGCGGACGAGAAGTTCACGTCCACTCCCTTCTGGGTGGCCAGCTGCAGCGAGACGCTCTGCTCGGTCACATCCTGGGCGGCCAGGGTCTTGCCGGTGCGCACCGTATACTGATTGGGCAGGCGGATGCGCAGGGTGTCGCCGATCTTGGCGCCCGACTTTGAGAAGCTGTCGTCGTACTGGCGGTTGATGGCGCCGATGAAGGTCAGCTTGTTGTGCAGCACGCGCAGAGCCTCGCGGGTGATCTGCTGCGGCGTGAGGAAACTGTTTGCCATGGTCTATTTTGCCTTTGTGCGAAGTTGGCCGCGCCGATGACGCATCCAGTCGTCGGTCGACATACGGTTGGGGTCTTTGGGAGCGCCGCCGGTTCCGCCCACCTGGATCGCGGGGCGGACGGCCTGGGCCTTCGCCAGCCGCTGTCCGGCTGACTTCTGCTGCTGGGCGTCGTCGTGGGCGCAGGCGTGGTGCAGGATCTTGATCAGGCGCGGATCGGCGATCGATCTCAGCTCGCCCTCCGTGATTCCCTGGTCTTGAGCGTATTGCGCCACCCTGCCGGCCCGGTCGGGCGACCAGCCATCGATATCGCGCGCGGCGACCGCGTGGGCCTGATCCACCTGCTTGGCGTGCTCACGCTGCCGGTGGAAGGCCTGGACGCTTTGCTTGTGCTGCAGATGTCCCGCGGCGATCTCGCGAGCTTGCTTCATTTGGAACAGCTGGGTCATCAGCTGCTGCGCCTGGGCCGGGTTCTGTTGCTGCAGCATCGGCCAGTTCAGCTGCGACAGCCGGGCGATGCTGTCGTCCAGCCCGGCCAGCCGCGCGTGCTCGCCCAGATGGTCGGCCTGCGCCTGCTGTTCGGCCGCCAGGTTCTGATGCCCGGCGATCAGCGCGTCACGCATCTGGGCCAGCGCCTGGGTCTTGCGAGTGTAGTCCGCGTGACGCATCAGCGCGCCCTTCAGCGCGGCGGGGACCTCATAGGTCTGGCCCTCATGCTCCACCGTCACCGTTTCAGGGTCTCGTAGCAGCGGCGATAGAGTTGCCCGGCCTCATACTCAGGCCGCTCCAGTCCGCCGCGCTCATACAGGGTGAGAAGGCCATCGCGGGAGCTGATCCGCATAGGGCCAGCGGTCTGCTCCACCTCGCCGCCTCGGGCCTGCTCCAGACGAGCGGTCTCCTCCAGTCGCTCGGCCAGGGCCCTGGCCTCCTCCCGCGCCTGGCCGGCCTCGATGATCGCCCGCAGGCTGAGCCCCGGTTTGGTCTTCGTCTTCGCCCTGGCCATTAGGCGGCCCTCCGGGCGATCTCCAGGATCGAGTCGTGCTCGGCCTGGGTCATCATGCTGTCGGGAAGCCGCATCAACACCTGATGCGCCGGACAATAGGGACTCATGCCCCCGGTCGGGGCGCAGCATGACAGTTGGCCGCCCAGGCTTTTCGGCTCCCCCATGGGGAAAGCGCACTCGTGAGCCCGTCGCTCGGTCCAGGGTCTGGGCGTGCTCGCCACCGCGATCTCGCGCAGCGTCGGGACCGGGTCGCGCGATCCCAATGGCTCCGCTCCCCGGCAGGCCTGGCTTATGGCCCCTAGCCGCAATGTCTTACCGCTGGAGGGAGCCTGCCGCAGCCAACCCTGGCGCAGCGCCTTGCCCAGAACGGCGTTGCGCGTAACCCCGCCGCCGATCAGGCGTGCGGTTTCCGCCGCGCTCCTGCCCTCCTGAACATAGAACCGGAACAACAGATCGACGGCCGCTTGCGGCCAAGCGAAAGACATGACGGTGCGCTCTCCAAACGGGGAGGGATGATGGGAATGAAGAGGTCGTTGAGGCGGCGGACGGCTCCCTCTTGGGGGGCGCGAGCGCTACCGGTCGTGAGGGGCTTGCCCTGATCCTATTTGTACCGTATGCATTATTGCATGGCAAGCAAATTTGTATCCGGCGCCGTTCTTTCGCATCCCTCCCCGGAGCATCATCGGACCATGCCCAAGACGCCCAGGCCCCACCCCAAGCCCGCCCGCCGCCCAACCTTCATCCGCGCCTGGCGCAAGCACCGCGACCTGACCCTCGCCCAGCTGGCCGACCGTCTGGCCACCGAGCTGGAGGTCGAGATTTCAGAGGGGCAGATCTCTCGTATTGAGCGCGGCGAGACGCCTTACAGCCAGGACATCCTCGAAGCGTTCGCTCAGGCCCTGCGTTGCGAGCCGGCGGACTTGATCATGCGCGACCCCACCACGCCCGACGCCATCTGGACTCTGCTGGACGGCCTCAAACCCACCGAGCGAGCCCAGGCGGTCGAGGTCCTCAAGGCCCTGAGGCGCACCGGAACCAACGGCTGA